ATGATGATGGAGGAGTCATTCTCACACGCGATGTCATGCCGGGATGCGAGTGGGTATTGGCTGGAGAAGGGGAAGCCACTGAAAAGGTGGACGGAGCTGCTTGTGCCATCATTGGAGGGGAATTCTATAAGAGGTTCGATGTTAAGGAAGGGAAGACGGCTCCTGATGGTGCGATTCCTTGTCAGCCAGCGCGAGATCCCTATACGGGACACTGGCCTCACTGGGTTAAAGTGGATGACCACGATCGGGCCGATAGGTGGTTCGTGAACGCCTATGCAAACACGCTGTGGTGCAGAGACGATGGAACTTATGAGGCAGTCGGAAAGCACTTTCGGAGCAACCCGTATGAACTGGACACCGACTTTCTAGAGCGGCATGGGCGAATCAAGATTAAGAATTGTCCGCGCACATTCGATGGCATCCGGGAGTGGCTGCGTGTGCATGAGGTAGAGGGCATTGTCTGGTATAAGGACGGAGAGCCGAGATGCAAGATCAAGCGCACGGACTTCGGCTTCCCGTGGCCTATTAGGGAGGGCAAGTGAGATGTGGATTATTATAGTGGGGAGCATCATTTGGCTTGGGCTGGCATATGGACTGGTTCTGCTGAAGGATTGGATGGATAGCCATGAGTGATTTGTGGCTGTACACTCCTGAGATTTGTGACGGCGATTACTGCTGTCAGGACTGTGACAAGTGCTACAAGGCTGATGCGGTTATGGAAGCAATGGCAGAGGAGGAAGAGGATGGCTGATTGTATCAACTGTAAATACGCAGTGCTTGACTGCGAAGAGTATTACAACACGACCGATAAGCAGTGGTTTGTGGAGGGATGCAAAAAAGACATGCCAGATGCGGACTGTTGCCCTGAGTTTGAAGAATGGGAGGAAGAAGATGGCTGAGAAAGAATACATCGAACGCGAGGCGGCAATAGACGCGGTAAAGAAAGAGCGCAACTACACGGGCAAATTTACCTTTGAGGAAGAACACGCATGGGCAGTTGGATTTCAACAGGGAATAACCTTTGCGCTCTCCGATATTGCCGCCATCCCCGCCGCCGATGTGCGGCCTGTGGTGCGGGGGAAGTGGGAGTACAATCCCGGAGACAATATCCCGTACTGCTCCGAGTGCATGATGCCACAAGACAGCGAGTGCAACTTCTGCCCCAACTGCGGGGCTGTGATGGAGGAAAGCTGATGTATGACGAACTTGTAAAGCGGTTGAGAGAACCTTGCCAGTATGAGAACTGCGTGTTATGTCAGCAAGCCGCCGATGCCATAGAGGAACTGAGCAAGCCGAAGTGGATTCCCGTAGAAGAGAGGTTGCCGCAAGAGACACAGCGGTGCATTGTGGTCAGTAAGTGCGGGGAGATGGCGTTTGCAATCTATAAGGGTAACGGTTTTCAGTATCCGCATTACATGGGCAAAGCTACCCATTGGATGCCACTGCCACAGCCGCCGAAGGAGGAATGAGCATGGCGATTGATTGCTATGAATGTACCGCGCTTGGTGATGACTATTACCTTGACGATAGTGGCGAATGGGTGAGCGCCTGTGACGGATGCCCAAATAATGAGGCAGAGGAGGGCGAGTGATGGTGCATCAGTGCGATAAGCCGTGCGGCAACAAGACGGCAAGCGGGTATTGTGCGACCACAGTTTGCATCAACCCGAAGTATTCCAACATCGGCACAGTACAGTATGGGCAAGGCGTACAGAAGCGTATCATCACCAACGCCGACCGCATCCGCTCCATGACGGACGAGGAACTGGCACGGTTGTTTGCTGATGGGAATTGCGGTTACTGCCGCATCCGCGATTTCTGCTTTGCAAAAGGATGCAAGATTGACTGCGAGGATATGTGGCTCGACTGGCTGAAAGAGGAGGCGATTACAGACGTCTGATTACACAGACAAGCATTACGCGCAGTGGGTTGAAGACACGATCCAGCAGTTGTTTGATGTAGACCCTGTTGCCATTGCGATGGAGATGCGGGATGCGGCTGGTCAGACATACACTTGCTACTGGGAAGTGAGCCGTGATGACCGGGCTTGCATGATCGGCGCTATGCAAGACGATGATCTGCTGGACTTTCTTGCGGTGAACAAGGATGTCGTGGCTGAGATACTGAACGGGGAGGAGGATGACGAAGACGAACAGGGCGAAAATGAATGTGGACTGTCGGAATTGTAGGCACTTAAAGGCGATCCCTCCCGGCTGTGAGGTTATGCCGTCTGACTATCATTATCTGCTTGGGTTTCAAGACTACTGCCCTTGCTATGAGGAGGTGAGGAACAACGGATTATGCAAACCTGATACAGAAGCTAATAGCACGGGATGATCCTTATGCCCTCGCTGATGCATTTGACCTTTGCCGGGAACTGGAGATGGACGGCGCTGTTCATGTCGAAGGGCGTGGTAGGCGAGATAGGGGAACCACCGTCTACGATGACGATAACTTCACACGCGCACACGATCTGAACAAGCAACTGCGGATTGCGGCGAACAAGATGGTCAGGGACGGCGTGGATGCCGACAACATGATAGACCTCTACTACAAGAGTCATCTGTTTGACGCGCCGCACTTCTTCGATTCCTTCTGCATTTATATCGAGAAGGACAGAGCGCCTGAGAAACAGTTCTATCTGCCCAGACGCAAGCAGTTGCTCCCTTGCGCGGAGTCTCTGCAAGACCTTGAGGACGGCAAGATCGAGTTGCTGGGGATCTCCGAGCCTCCCGGCGTTGGCAAGACCACGCTGGCTGAGTTCTTCCTAGCATGGACGGTAGGCCGCAACCCTTTCCTCCCTAATCTAATCGGCTCTCACAACAACTCGTTCTTGGGTGGTATGTACGGAGAGATGCTACGAATCCTTGACCCGATGGGCGAGTACAAGTGGCAAGATGTCTTTCCCGGCCTTGGCGTTATCAATACCAACGCAAAGGACATGATGATTGGCATTGGCTATGAGAAGTCTGACGATATGCGCTTCAAGACGCTTGAGTTCTCTTCCATAGGAAGCGGCAACGCTGGTAAAGTCCGCGCCATGAATATCTTGTACTGCGATGACCTCGTTGACGGAATCGAGACAGCTATGTCTATCGACCGTCTTGACAAGCTGTGGCAGATGTACTACACAGACCTACGGCAACGTAAAGTCGGCACACGGTGCAAGGAACTGCACATAGCCACCCGCTGGAGTGTACACGATGTGCTGGGGAGGCTGGAGCGGGACTACGAAGGTGATCCAAGCGCACGGTTCATCCGCTTCCCGGCTTTGGATGAAAATGATGAGTCCAATTTCGACTATCCTTACGGGCTTGGGTATACCACTGCGACTTTGCACAAACAGCGTGACATCATGGATGAGCCATCGTGGAAAGCCCTTTTCATGAACGAGCCGATTGAGCGTGAAGGATTGCTCTACGATTCCTCTGAATTGCGGCGGTTCTTTGAGCTTCCTGAGAAAGACCCGGATTCCATCCTAGCCATCTGCGATACGAAGGAACAGGGCGCTGACTACTGTACCATGCCCATCATGTACCAGTACGGCAATGACTTCTACATGGACAAGGTTATCTTCGACAATGGCAAGGTCGAGACACTTGAGGAGCGAGTTGCTCAAGTTCTGGTGGATCGCAAGGTCAGGATGTGCCGTATTGAGTCAAACCGTGGCGGTACTATCTTCGCGCAGAATGTCCAGAAGCGTGTAAAGGAGCTTGGCGGCATGACGAGCATCACCACCAAGTGGACGCAGTCCAACAAGGAGACACGCATCATCGCTAACTCTGGCATGGTTAAGTCTCATGTGCTGTTCTGGGACGAAAGTCTATATCCGAAAGATAGGGAATACAGAGATGCTATGTCACAACTGTGTTCTTATTCGATGATGGGTCGCAATAAGCACGATGACTTTTGCGATGTGCTTTCGCTGTTCGTAGATTGGCAGCTATCCGATAGAGCCAATATTGCAACTGTCATGAAGCGCCCGTTTTGACACTTTTAAGGTTGAACATTACTCTAATGGTGGTATAAGAGAGTGTAGAGCAAAGCGCACAGTCTAGATTGAGCATCGGCTCCTCAAAGCGGGGGAGATGCGGGAAAGCCGCTGACCGACCTTGGCCTTTAAGCCTAAAGAAACTACCACGGGTCTTTCTTCCTTTCGCCTGTGAGTGCCAAAAAGTACAGCATGATTCCGGCTGACGCTGCCGGATAAAAGCCCACGGCATGGAGTGGCTACCTAAACCGTGGCAATCTAGCGGGGAGAAGAAGTCTTCCATCTGGCCTCATAAGCCAGACTCCGTAGGGGCAGTACCTACCTCCGCTACCACACAGATGGTTCGATTCCATCTCAATCACAGAGGATTGGTATGACGGGAGTGCGGTTCAATTTCGCATGATATGTGCCTTAGAAGACCGTAAGGCTAACTCTGGTGAGACAAAGGTGCATCTGTCAGCTTGTGTACGGATGTAAAAAGGCAACACAGGCAAGATAGTCGAGTGGTGTAAAGAAGCACAACGGACTTTGACTCCGTCAGTATAGGTGCGAGTCCTATCTTGACTGCCAAAATGTCGGACATAGCGTCCGAGGGATGACACGCTGACATTAGCAGAGGGTGGGGCAGTTGGCGATGGTAATGCATGAGAGCAATTAGAGCAGATTTATCTGCTGACTACAAGTCCATAGAGCTTCTTGTCCTTGCTGATTACCATTACGCTGACCCGCATTCGGATCACGATGCTATTCGCAAGGACATTGATTATGTCAACTCGCATGAGAATGCGTATGCGTTGCTGGCTGGGGACTTATTAGATTGTGCATTAAAGAGCAGTCTGGGCGATGCCTACATGAACCTATCGCCTATGGAAGAACTGACGGCGATGATGGATTTGCTTCAACCCATCGCGCACAAGGTGCTTGCGATTGTCGGCGGCAACCATGAAGCACGGCATTATCGGACGAATGGCGTTGATATGACCCGACTGTTGGCAAGGCAGTTGGGCATTGAAGATAGATACTCGCCTGACACTGCTCTGCTCTTCCTGAGAGTAGGCCGAGACGGCAAGAGCAACGGGCATCATCGCCAGATCCTGTACACGATTTATCTCACGCACGGTTCTGGTGGAGGCCGCAAAGAGGGCGGCAAGATTCAACGGCTTGCAGACTACAGTAATATCGTAGACGCTGACTGCTATATCTGCGGTCACACGCATCTCCCGGCTTCTTTCAAGACCGGGTTTGCTCGTCCGTCTGCGGCGAATAGTAGCATCACCTACTGCACGAAGCTGTTCGTCAACTGTGCCGCTAAACTTCAGTATGGCGGATATGGAGATACCGGCGGGTTCAAACCGCCTTGTATTGAAACACCGCGCATCCTCCTGAGTGGAGAGTATAAAGATATGAGGGCTGTGATTTGATGCCGAAAGAGGTACTTGAAGCCGTTGAGCGAATTGTCGCTGTCGGCAAAGAGGCCATTGTGAAGAGAGAGCGCGGCAAGTGGGTCGTGCTGGAGAATGGCAAGCGGCTTGTGTACAAAGAGCCGTAAAAGCAAAGTTGCACTTTAGATATGCGCCTGTTGCACTTTGGCAATAGGCAGAGCCAATCAGGGCTGAACTTGTTGGGAATTCCGACAGGCTCAGTCCTTTTTCTATTTTTGAGGTGAAGAGTTTGGACGAAAACAACAACAAATCCCCGGTCATCCGCAACGATATGTTCGGGCGGCTGGACATCTACGCCTCCTTTGATGAGATCACGCCGGACAATATCATTTCGGAACTCAATTCCGCGATTGTGTATCACATCAAGAACATGATACAAGAAGAGTTTTTGTACTGGTACACAAGGGGAGTCCAGCCCATCCTCAACCGCCGGAAGGAAGTCCGCGAGGACATTCTTAACATCGTACAGGTAAATACGGCTTCGGAAATCTGCGATTTCAAAAACGGCTATCTTATTCAGAAGCCGTGTGCCTATGTTGCCAGACGCAAGGGCGTTCAGACAAAGGTCAAGAAGCTGAACGAGTTTCTGTACCGCTCCGGGAAGCAGGAAGCGGACAACAAGACTGCTGATTGGTTTCACCGTGTCGGCAAGGGCGTGACCTATGTCGAGCCGAATGACGATGCGGATATGCCGTTCCGGGCGTTCGCCTTAGACCCACGCTCCGCTTTCGTTGTTTACTCGCTCAAACCAGGGAACGAGCCTGTGATGGGCGTTAACTATGTCGTTGCTGACGGCGTAGCGAAGTTTGATGTGTTCACGAAAGACCGTGTTTATCATCTCTCCGGCGTACAGACTGGGAAGGTTATCACAACGGAGATGAACCATGACTATATGGCTTCTGCCGCTGTGATTGATTCCATCGAGCCGAATGTGCTTGGGTACATCCCGATCATTGAGTACCGCTACAACAGCGTGAACACGGCTTGCTTTGAGTTGGCGGTTCCGCTCATTGACGAGCTGTCGAATTTAGTCTCAAACGCCGCAGACGGGGTGGAACAGTTCATTCAGAGCCTCGCAATCGCCGTGAACTGCGAGTTCCCTGAGAACACCACGATTACCGACATTCGCAAGGCTGGCATGATTGCCCTGCGGAGCATCGGTGAAAACAAGGCAGACTTCCGAGTTCTGTCAGAGCAGCTTGACCAGACGCAGACCAAGGTGCTGATGGACAGCCTCAAGGAAGAGATTTTCCATATCTGTGCGATGCCGAACCGCTCTGACGGAAGGAACTACGATACGACAGGGGCGGCACAGCTTGCATCGCTTGGCTGGTATCAGGCAGACTGCTCCGCTAGAAACACGGAAGATCTGTTCAAGGAGAGCAACCGCCAGTTCGACCGCATCATCGTTGACATCCTGCGGCGAAAGAAACTGCTTGACATCGACATCAACGATTTTGAGCTTAACTTCCCGCATGGTGAGACTGCAAATGTGCAAAGCAAGGCGCAGGCATTCCAGACGCTTATGGCAGCGGGGATGCATCCTGAGCTTGCGGCTGAGAAGTCTGGCATTTCTTCCGATCCTGTTAAGGACATGAAGATGTCCGAGGAGTACATCAAGATGGTATGGGGTGATCCTGCTGCCGCTGATAAGGCCGAGCAGACAGCCGGTGGTCAGGGAGAAGCCCAGATTGTCGAGAGCGACAACGATAACGGAGAGAATCAATCCGGGGGTAGCGTTTGAGTAAGTTTAAGTTGTCTGTCTGCATTCCTGTCTGGAATCAGGAAGAGCTTGTCCTCCGTGCGCTCGATCACATTCCACGAAGGGATGATGTCGAGGTGCTTGTCAGGAATGACGGGTCTACTGACAGGACGCTTTCCAATTTGCTGAATTACAAGGGACGGCATCCAGACTTGAATCTGAAAGTGTACCACAATACCGAGAATAAAGGTATGTATTACACTCTTAACCGCTTGCTTGAGGACGCGCATGGAGAGTATTTCCACTGCCACAACAGCGATG